TCGGTTGCCCGGTAAATATCTTTAGGGTTGATGGTCATACTTGAGGCTCATACTTTCCGGTGCTACGTAGCACATACCATCGAGGCGTACATTGAGTAGCTTTAGTTCGCTCGGTGCAGAAATACCCGGCCCAGCTCTTAGGTGATCCGGTCGCTGATTGCTTCCATATCATTGTGCCGTGAGAACAGCGTGGGGACTCAGCTACTAACTCGCCGCCTAATTGTGTACTGATATCTGATACAGCTGTAGCCATAGTAGGAATATCCTCTATAGCTGCTCGATTGCTCCACGGATCCGGATCAGCTGGCAGGTTTTCTACTTTTTGCATATCCTGAACAGTAGGCCGAGCGTGTTCGCTTGGTGTTAATAGGCCAATTACGCGCCCGTAAGCGCTCGTTACCGTATCCTCTATAAGCCATTTTTTCATATTGTTAGTTAAGTGTGCGACGTTACCAAACGCATAATCTACGGCGCTAGGCAAGGCATCCTCGTACTCACGATAGGCCTCAGCTTTAACCAAAACCGTACCTTTGATTACGTCAATATCCTCGATGTAGGCTATTAAACGCCCGGTCGGGAATTCTGATCTAAAGCGCTTAATACGAGCGTTTACATCCTCGTAGTTATCTAGGAACCCCATTAGATTAGCTCTTTTTCTTTGAGAGCTTGAGCAATAGCGCGGCCACGTACAAAGCCCTCGCCGTGTCCGTGCTTAAAGCCGATCGAGTATCCGATCACCATAAACATAAAGCCCATACCGCAGGCTGCTAAACTGATTAAAATGTCCATACTGTTCATTGTTCGCCCTTTGTTAAGGCCGAGCAGCTACCAAACCGAGTAGCCCTCCCGGCGTTTGTAGTATCAGTATGAGGCTACTTACTGACAAAAGGCAATTATTTCGCTAGGCGTGTCTCTAACAAAATCTCGTAAATCTTATCGATCTTATTATCCATACGCTCGACTCGAGTCTCCATATGATCTATCCGGCCCCGTAGGTTATGGCCTCCGTTACCGTCCGGCCTTAGCTCTGATAGGTAGTACTTAACTAAATGACGGACGAGCCCAGCCCCTAGCCCCAAAATGGTACAGCTCCCCACAGCTATACCGACTATGAGCTGAGCCCCTTCCATTACTTAGTTACGCCAAACTGACCTTCGGACGGTTGGAGTGCCTTAAGTAGTGGCCCGATTAGCCCAGCGATAAACGCGTTAGCCAATACTTTCGGATCGGTGATACCTGACATATACAGCGCTGCCGCACTTGCCAAGGCTGCACGGCCGTAAGACTTAGCCGCTGCGATTGCTTGCTCTTTCATTGTCTAGCTCCATTACTGCCCTTAGGGTTTGTTTACTGTAAACCTAAACTCGAGATTAACGCTTTAGCCTTAGCAGCTGATACCTCTACCTCAAAATGCATATCATCCGGCCTACTCTTAAAGTCGCCGCCCCACTTGAGGCCGTACTTTTTAGCGAGCGCCCGGATCATCGGTACTTTTTCAGCTGGGAAAGTGTCGTATTTTCCTAGTGGATGCTTTGTCGCATTTAGATCGATGGCCGTCCCGGATGAGTGGCACGATAATTTTGTAGGGTTGCCTCTTACCATCCTGTACGCATATGCCCAGTCGTCAAACGTACCCTCATCGATTGGTTCGATCAGCTCGTGAAATTCCGCAGCAAAGGCGGCCAAAAGAGGCCCAACACTTTCGGCACACCTTAGCTTACGATCCGTACCTTTTACGAGGTAGGACTTTATTTTAATTGCTTCCGGATCTTTAGATGCCGGGTAGCCGTTATAGCTAGTCTCCATTAGTAACGCTCGGTGTGGATTGTTCCGCTTTCAAGCGGTCATAATCAGCCTTATGCATTGAAGTAAATTCCCCGTTGCCTCGGTCAATAATGATGTGCTCAATAGTTTCGCCAAAAGCATTTTCTAAACTGATGATTTCGATTTTGTCCATTTTATAACTCCGCACTAAATCCGATGTAGGCAGTAGCATCGGTAACTGTTGATAATTGATAAGGACGATACTGGGTCAATCCACTAGATACATTTGCTCTAATGTTGGCAATGTCGATTGTTGTTACTAAATCGTTGTTAATTGCCAATGTTGTGATGTTTGTAGCAGTTACGCCATCAAAAATCTGTATTGTGCCGCCATACTCAATAGCCGTTGGGCGTGTTCGCATTGTTGTTGGTAATTTTGTCTGCAACATAGCACCTGTTGTGGAGATTGCTTGACCTATTGCAAGGTTGCTGTAATTTGTTGCAGGTGTTGCTCTGTAGTAATACCTTTGGCAGGCGCTAAGTTCTCCTTGAAGTGTTCCTGTTGCAGTTTGGAAAGCGGTAGCGACTGAACCTGCCTCAACCTGTACGCCCCAAGTATCAACATCAACATTTGTTGCTGAAGTGATACGAGCAACCAATATATTTAGATAACTACCAGTACCGATTGTCTTGCCTGATACTGACGGAATTGCGACTGTGTAGGAATAACGAACCCAAGAAGTTGTCAGCGTTGTAGTAGTACCGAAAGATCCACTAACAGGACTGCTTCCGCCTGATCCAAAAGATTGGATGTAGAAAGGTTCAATAGTGCAAGATGCAGAAGCCTTTGCCCAAAATGAAAGAGTTACTGTTTGACCTGCAAAAGTTCTTACATCCTCAATTCTTTGCTGAGAATTGCAATAACTTCCACCAGTTCCGCGAGTAGTACGCATAAAAAATGTGCCTTCATATCCTGCAACTGGTGCAGTTCCAGCGGTAAATGATTGGCGTGATTGACTAAATGATGTCGTGTCAGCATCAACTAACCATCTATCGGCGGTGTATCCAGTAGCGGTAAAAGAAGTTCCGCGTTGCCAGATATTCATATCTCCATTAATAATCTTATTCTTACCCGCTGCAAAATTTGCCGTATAGCGAAGTCCTGTTGAAGTGGAACTATCTGCTACGAGCGTTTCGCCGTTCGCGCCAACCGCCAAGCGGGCCGGAGTATCGTTAGCTGTAGCTGAAATCAGATCGCCTTTAGCATCGACGATACTATTTTGGATCGCGTTAGCATCATCCGTAGTAACCCAAGTAAAGTCCATATCTGTACCGGAGGTTTTACTAAGTACCTGCCCGGTAGTGCCGCCCTTGAGATCGACTAGCGAAGCATCGATAGAGTCTCCAAGGGCCTCAATAGCCGTAGCTCCATCTTTGACCAGATCGGTCGATGTAGGTACAGGCCAGTTAAAATTAGGGGTAACTGTTGCCATTATGTCAAACCTCCAAATGCGTTTTCCCACTCAAGTGTAGCGTTTACACCTGTCCAAATCAGGCTAGGCGGGCTTACTGTGTCCCATTGTGGCGCGACCAATGAGAAATCTGTAGGGCTCAGGGTTAGCGTTATGTCTACGAATTGAGGATTAGCTCTAATGGCAAAGCCCTCTAAAAAGCCATTAAAGGATCCGTTAAACATATTGATAGGTAGATCGCTAATAACAATAGGCTCACCAAAAAATACATTTATAAGCTTGTTTCGCTCTGCATCTGGTAAATCTGAGTTATCTAGTCTGAAAGTAATGGCCTGCAGCTGCTCACGTGGGATAGCCCGGAGCCCTAGCTCGCGATCCATTACATCGTTTACATCGCTTAAGTTATGCAGGTTAGAGCTTACGCTGCGCTGATAGCGGCCATAGTTAGCGATAGAGGCGGCATCCAAAGCTGTGGCCTGTGAGGCGTAATTATTACCGTAGTTAAACACAAGTGAGTTACGGATCTTGCCTATCTGTAAAATTGATTTAACGCTCGACGGGATAGCGTAATTAGCCGAGATAGTCGTATAGCCGTTAGCCGATAGATAAGCCGTACGATGATCGGCATCGGCGTAACAGACTCGCCCAGCCTTGTCCTCATACATATTACCGAGCGCGCTTTGTGCGATCTGCGCGCATAGGTTATAGCTACTAAACGGATCAGCTGAGCGAGATATCATCTCGTAGAGGCCCGGCTGGTCGATCTCGCCAAGGCCCACATTTTCAGCGTTAGCCCACGTAGTCGTAGAGTCGTAGTCCTGCCATTGTAAAGCCGGTGCTACCTCAAACCAGCTATTAATAAGTAGCTCGTTAAGGATGTCGAAAATCTGAGTCCCGTCCTCTACTTTAGGCAAGGCATCCGGAAACAGGGCTTTAGTCAATTTAGCCAAGGATCCTACGGCCAGAATATTACCGATTGTTATAAAGCCGACTTCCTCAGGCGAGCGTACCGAGATACCAAAATCGGATACCGTACCGCCAAAAACAGGCACGTACGTACCGGAGCTATTCTTTAACTCTAGGGTAAGGCTATCGGTAACATCAATATCAAAAGCCGAATTATCTATGTTTACGATCTCCATACGAGCATAACCCGCGTTACATTGTAGGTCTACATCATCTCGACCAGTTGCCATATTTACGCTTAGGACGTTTGTGTAAACAGTCGTACCGACAGTTATACGCCACTCAGGCAGCCAAGTACTCACGCTATCGTATAGTCTCCGGAGCCTCTATTAACTGAGGTTCCCCTATAACTTGATTGATTAAGTACGTCCTCAACAGCTCGAGCGATAGCCTCAGGATCGCCTAAGCCTGCCTCGATCTTAATATTATATGTAGCCGGGTATCCGCCGCCGTAATTCATAGTAGGGCTATATCCGCCTAGGTCGCCTTTCTGATCCTCGGTTAAAGTAGGGAACAGGTCAAAGATAGTTACATCTTTTTTTAGTCCTTTAGTAGCTTCGGCCATTTTTTCGACAGTATCTACAACCGTACTCTTAGGGATAAGTGACCCTACGCCGCTCGAGGTAAGCCCTCCGGTGTTGCCGCCTGTACCTATCTTGCCTAACAAAGCTATGTAATCTTGCAGCGCCTTTAGACGTGCATCATCGGCGGCCTTTTGTGCCTTGGCTACGCGGTCGATCATTGATAACTCGGCAGACTCACGTAATAAAGTTGCAGTATTAGCAGCGCTCGTAGTCTTACTTAAAGAGGCAAGGCGCGCTATCTCGGTTAGTTGGATCTGTACGCGCTCGCTGTAACTCTCTTTAGCTGCTAACTGGCCAGCGGCAGTAATAGCGGCGTTATACTTCTTAAACGCTTCCTCACGTGCCGCCTCTTTATCAGCCTCAGCCATTTTAGATTTATCTATAGCTGTAAGTTCATTAAGTAACTGAGTGTTAATCGCTAAGAGTGAGGCATCGCTGATCTCTTTGATGCCTGCTAACTTGGCTAAGTCTGCGTTCTTTTGCAGCGCGGCTAATTCGCCTATTTTCTTTAGCGCTAAATCTCCGTTATCCTCCTCGATGGCGATAAGAGCCTCAAGGCGCAGGCGTGTCTCTTTGTCATAGGTAGCCTTAAGAGCGGCAGCTAGTGATATACGGGTAGTATCAAAAACAGCGGCAGCCTTAGATAAAGCCAATTTATTCTTTTCCGCTATAGCTTGTTTTCTTTGTAGGGCTAGTAACTCTTTAGCTCGCTTAGCCGCATCGGCTTCGGCTTTGGCTCGTGCCTTGGCATCGGCTCTTTGTGTGTCTTGATTGCCAGCTGATAACGAGCGATTACCAAACCCTCCGGGGATCTTGCCAGCGTTGAGGCCGTAATATTGTTGCAGGTACTCGCCTGCCTTAAGCCCTATCGTTACATCGATGAGGCCAGCTACAGCGCTACTGAGTTTATCGATCTTGCTAATTGTGTCGTCTATTGTCTCACCGCCGGATAGAGCAGTAAGCGCACCGACTAAAGATTTACCGATCTTTTCGCTAGCGTTTTCTGAGGCTATCGCGAGTTTATTCATAGAGCCGACATAGCTATCGGCGGCTACCTTGGCTTGGCCTGCGAATAATACTTGTAGGCGCTTTTGTACTATCTCAAAATCTGCGGAGGCTAACTCAGCTTGAGTAAGGCCTAGGTTAAGCGAGCGTAAGCCCTTAAAATTTCCTACGTAGGCTTGGCTTAATATTTCGCTAGTTTTAGCTAAATCGGTTCCCGTGCCTGCCGATACATCCATAGCAAGGTTAAGTAATTCTTGGCTCTTAGTTACTGAGCCTGTTACCTGTAGTAGCTTAAGCATCGCAGGCTGAAGTAGATTTCTATTTACGCCCGAGGCCGCTTCGATCTTATCAATGTATCGATCGATCTCCGGAGTAGCAAAAGCCAAACCTAGGTTACGTACAGCTGTAGTTAATTGTGCTACTTCGAGTTGCTGATCTGCAAAAGCCTTAACGGCATTTTTACCATACTGAGCTAGAGCGGCAGCTGAAAAGGTAAGCCCAAAAGCTTTAGCTAAATTCTTTACGTTTTTCTCAAAGCCACTTATCTGTTTTTGGCCTTTTGCTAAAGCCTTACCGTCAAAAGTAGTAACGGCATTAACGAATAAATCGGGTAACTTGGCCATTATGCCGCCTTCGCGTAACGGCCCTGATTAAAGCCAGCGATAGTTTTTTCAATAGCTCTTACTACGGCAGCTTGAGCCTTGCCTTGATCCTCCGACCAAGCTCTAAAAATCATACGGCCGCGGCTCGCGCCATCACCATACAAAGGCCCCATACGGCTAATAAAGTTAGCGCCTGCGCCTGGGTTATTAGATCGGCTTTTAGGATCTCCGCCCGGGTTTTTACGTCCGGCAGTCTCGTAAATAGCGCCGCTTGCTGAGGCGTTAGCCACGATATACATCGACGACCAGCCGTTACGGTTGCGCTTGCTAGGCGAGGCTGAGTAGTACACGCCTTTACTAGCTAGAGCTGCATCGTATAGTGGGAACATACGTACGCGGCCTTCGGTGTTAAGGGTTCTAAAAGCCGAGTTACGAGCTGTAATCTTTCGGCCTTTAGTTCCCTCGTTCCAGTTATACAGGTTGCCCGGTACTGGAGACGGCGCGTAGCCCCGAGCCTTGTCCCGGATGGGGATCATCACGCCTTTAATCTCTTTATTCATCTCTTTTAATAGTTCAGGATCTATTTTACGCATAGCCTTAAGAGTCTCTTTAACGCCGTCTAGTGTTACGGACATTTTTAACCTCCTCGGCTTGCTCGTTTAATACCTTTACTAACATCTTAAACATCTCTGTATCGAGATCGAGTATCGCCTGAGGCGCGACCTGTAACCGTATAGATAGCTGTGCTACTAAGTAGGTTAAAGAGCCGCGCCCTAGGCTAAAGGTTCGTCGTCTAGTACCTCAACCCTAGCCAAGGTATCTAAAAACTCTGCCCCAAACATCGGTACAGTTACTCCGGATGCCTTGAGGCACTCCCAAGCTAACCAATACACGTCGCTTTGCTTCTCGTCATCTCTAAAGGCTTTGTGAAAACCTTTTTTTGCGTAGATCTCAAAGGCGTACTCAATACGCGGCGTGATTTGATGCTCACTAACCTCGCCTGTAGCCCTTGTTATTTTGAGTCGTGCCATTTGTTTGCCCCTTTGTTAGTTTGTTATGGTGCTGTAGTAATTACGATTGGTGAGTTACAAGTAAATGTAATGCTCTGTGTGCCGATATCTCCAACAGCTCCGTTAATATCTGTAGTGTTATTTACTAGGATAGTCGTGCTGTATAAAGGGTTAGTAGCTGATACGACTGCGCTAGTCTGCTTTAGCGTGATTGGTACAGTCGTACCCCAAGCCGCCTGCAAAGTAGCGTTTACGTTAGCTGCTGCTGTATCCGATAGGAAGTCTAGCGAAATCGTTGAAGTTTCTAGGCCCTTCGTAAATTTTCTAGAGCTATCTCCCATCGCTGTGACTTCCAGTTCCTCGAACACGCGGTTAATTGTCGCGCTCGTTACGTGATCACTCAGAGCTATAGAGTTCAGAGTTACGACCACGCCATTAGATAGAAATACGGCCATCGCCTATTCCTCGCTTTTCTCTGTAGTAGGTGTGTGTGTTTTTGTTTCTTTTTTTGGTGCTTCGGTTATCTGCCCTATTTTAATTAAAAAGGCAATATCCTCATCTGTATATGGCATTTTAGCTCCAGCTCGTTAGTATGCTTATGTCTATAGATGCTGTTAGCAAAGTACCGCTCTGTACATCTAAGGTACTCGGCGCGCTAACAGCTCCAATATTCATTACGATCGATGAGGCTGCAAGTTTGTTAAACACAGCTACGACCATATTTTCGATGCCCTGTAAATTTCCCTGATTATCCAGTAGCGGCACACTCATCTGGATGCGAAAATTAGCCATAGGCGAAATTGAGTTATACGTGTTATTGCTGGGAGTGATGTAAGGATCTCCCGGAGCGACGATAACACTATTGGCCGTAATTGTTGGCGGTGGAAAGCTGTAAGTATTCCAAACGTTTGCATTAGCTAGAGCTGTAGCAAGTGAGGCGCGTAAAGTCGTAATAGGTACAGGCATTTAGCCCACCATAGAATTCGGATTTTGATACCCGGCGATGAGCCCTCGGATCTTGCCGATCATCGCGTTACCTAAACGATAGGGGCTCGGGCTAAAGCCGTCGATCGATACTCCGCCTGTCTGTGAGACTTGGCGAGCCTGCCAGATATCTACGGCCAAAATCATCGCGGCCTCACGTACGGCCGGAGTAGTCGCGTAGCTGTTTGTCTTTGTGTCTGCGCCTACAGCTTGGCCATAAGGTAGTACGCGCTGAAAATTGACGTTAGCCGCAGTCTTAGCAAACTGGATAAAGCTATAGCCATTAGGCCAATTAAAATAAGTGTTATTCCACACGATAGACGGTAGCTGCGAGGATGTACCAGCTGACCAAGGGATCGTACCCGTGATCGTGTAAGTACCGTTAAAGGTTGAGCCGCATCCACTCAAGGTTACAGACTGACCCGTAGTAAAGATCATAGGGTTAGCAACCATCGCGGTAATTACATTATTTTGTAGTGTTACTCCGACTACTGGAGCTGAGGCAAACCATAAAAACTGATTAAGTAAATCTTGAGCAGTTTGGCAAACTTCCTCGACGATGGCAGAGCTGTATAAGTTTTCGATACCAAGGTTAGCGCGTAACTCCGCCTCGGTGACGTATGTAGCTGGCACTTATTTACTCCCATCTTAAAAGAGGCCGGTAGGGCTCAAAGGGCTAAGAGCCCTACCGACTATTAGGTATTTTGCTTATGCCTTTAGGTAACGAACGATACCGTTAGGCATTTTTGCGATAGTTGCCATAAAGCCGTAAATCGCTACCTGTACTTGTAGGTTCGATACTACGTTTACTGACATATAAGCCTGTGGGCTACGGTAAACAGTAAATGCCTCAGGGGCCAAAATTAAAGCCGATGAGTCGTCTACTGTGGTTTCTGTAAAGTTCTTGTCTACGTATAGATCAAGGCCTAGTACGTTACCGCGGATAGACTGAGGGCCTACCTGTCCGGCTGCGTTCATAGGTTGGATAGCGTTATAAATTGGTCGCTTTGTGGTATCGGTTGCGCCCATTAGTAACTGCCATTGTGCGGCATTTCCTACGTAGTTCTGAGCAAAGTAACCTGTGTTTTTGTAGATGGCTGCTGCAGCTTGTGAAGTAAAAGCAATAACTCCATCGCTATCAGCTGTTGTAGGTGTTGAGCCTGTACTAGCTGTTAGTAGAGCATTTACTACGGCTGTATCAATCGTAGTTAGGTACGCATTTTGTAGCTGTTGTGTTAGCTCTGCATAAAAATTAGGATCTGATCTTTCGAGAAGCTCGATCGATATGGTACCCATTCCTGAGTACTTCTGAACAGTTCCAGTTAAATACGCGCTCTGCATATCAGTATTGGATACAGCGCCGTTTTCTGCTTCTACTGTAACGGTTGGCGCTACGCCTGTACCTCCACCGGCTGCGGTGACAAGTGAGGGGACATTTATGGTCATCCCTTGTGAGGGCAAAATTCCCTGACTGCAGGCATCAATGGCCGGGGTTCCAAAACGTGTATTAGTTACAAACTCTTGTAGGTACTGTGTTGGATTAAATGCAGGGTTTCCAGCAAAATCATCTGCAGCAGTTACATAGAGCTTTGACTCATCGCTACCTAGTGCAGCTTTGATCTTATGCTCTGTGTATGTTGCCATAGATACGATTGGTGTACGTAGTCTTTGAGAGTCAAGGACTGACGGACGAATAATCTTACGAGCAGCTTCGACTTTTTCAGCCTCGGCCGGTGCATCTACCGGGGTTTCCTCCGGTGTATTTTCTGGGGCTGTAGTCACAGCTTCCTCGCTTTCGGTTTCTGTTTCGGTTTCGATCTCTACGATAGTCGTAGAAATAGTAGTTGTTTTTTCTTTTGTACTTGTTGCAGCTTCGAGCGCGGCTCGTGCCGCTGCAATATCAGTAACGGAGGCGCTAGAGAAAGCCGCACTCTCGACGAGGCTAACTTCCTTGAGGACAGCCGCCGTAACTAACAGGTAGTCCCCCATAGGCTTAGAGGCGGTTACATCCACCCCTACGGATAAGCCGGATACTAGGTTTTCCTGAGCGAGTACGAGCGCATCTTGTCCTCGAGTGCTACTCGAAAGCTTAAACGATCCGTATACGCCTTCGGTAGAGTCGCTAAAACTAATTGCTCGACCGACTGGCTTATCCTGTTGATGTTGCATAAGTAATTTTATTTTTGATGCTTCGGCGATAGCGATAGAGCCTCGCTCAAACATAACAGGCCCGGCGGATGTGTGACCGATCTCGCCATATGGTGCAACAAGTCCGGATACGATGCGGCGCTCTGTATCTGCGGCTTGGATCTCTTGACTAAACGTTAGTAGCACTTGCATCTCCCAGCGGTGTTAGTTGCTCCATAGAGCGAGCTTGCTCTACTGAAATTAAATCTAGGTTTAACATTTTCTCGATAATATCTAAACGATCTTTAGCATCGACTCGTAAAAAGGTATCGTCTACCGCGAAGCGCACTTGGTTTTGGCTATTGGTTATGTCGTTCATTGATAGACGATCCTCGATTGCAGAAATGTAAGGCTGCAAAGAATAAGCGACAAACTCTTTACGTCCGTCTAATATATTTTGGTACGTCATTGAGTTATTCATATCGGCAGAAATGTAATATGCCGGGACGTTCATAGCGCGAGCAATTTCAGTTGCTAAATATTGCGATGCTTCGTTATACATCATATCGCGAGGACTAAAGCCAATATTTTCCGCGGTCAAAGTCGAAGTTAAATATGCCGTACTACGATTTTTTCTTGCAGAATTCCATCCAGCTAGTAAACCTTGGATCTGTGTCTCAGGTAAATCAGCACCATTATTTTTTAGGATAGTAGTAGCCATTGGCGTAGCAGCGCTAACAGATGCAGCTCTTTGTATATCCCAAGCAGCCTTAATAGTCGTACCTGCCGTTTGTAATACTCCAGGAATTAACGATTGGAAAGTAACAAGCGATCCGATACCGCCCATAGGTACGAGCTGACCATCTACAAAATAATCTTTAACCTCTGTGCCGTATTGATTAGTCGTAAAGGTAACGCGATTATTAGCGACCCACTCAAAGCCGGACGGTCTGCCATCATCGGCGTACAAAGATGTAACGCGCCAATATGCAACCGAGTAAAAAATTAAACTATCTACCGTCGCTGCAATAGTTACGCTTCTAGGTTGGCGCTGATCGGGTTGCTCTAACCAAACTGGAGATCCTAATTTTTCGCCTGTAGATTTTTTATATAATGCTAAATCGATCGATGAGATTACTCCGGCCACTAGGTTTCTACAGCGGCTAACGCTCGCGACTTGTAAAGCAAAATTACGATCGATACCAATACCGTTATAACCAAAAGCGCTATTAGTGTTAAATGATCCGTAGCCGTAAGTAGTATCCATTACCGCCGGGGCATACTGAGCCTCTACTGTCTGCTTTTCAGCTGACTTAAAACCAAGCGTTTGTAATAGTCCCATAGTCTCCATTTTCCCATAATGTCAAGCATAAATACGGCTATCTGCCGCGTGTCTAAACGTAAACTTTAGCCTCGCTTATTGGTTGGTTAAGGATGTGTACGACCATTGATAAACCGATCGCTATATCTACAGGCCCGGCCGATTTACGCCGGACGATACGCCAACTATCCGGAGACTCTTTAGCTGCACAATTCGCCATATGAGTAACGAGTGCATCTTGGCCCGAGTGTACGAGTCTTTTATTAGCTAAAGCTTCGTAGAGATCGCCGGAGGCCTGATAACCCTTTTGGCCTGAGATATCTACGATCTGTATGCCGTTTACCTCGAGGCGTTTGGCTATTGAGGCGGTCGTGTACTTGTCGTAAGCGACCTGCCGCGGGTAATAAACCTTGGCCCATTTAGCAATAGCGTTAGCTACGAATAACTCATCGATAGATACGTCCGAGTGGAAAGTTTCAAGGACTGCAACGCCTATACGACCATCGGCAAGGACTTGGCCCATAACGAGCGAGCCGTCTCTACGACTAGGGCTAACGTCAAAGGCAAAGATAGTAAGAGGCCCGGGTGCTAGCTTGAGATCCTTATCGCCTGCATCCTCAACAGACATATGAGGCCACGGTGAGGCTGTACTGGAAATCCATTGACAAAGCATCTCGGTTTTTGTAGTTTCGATGGGTTGAGTACTGACCGCTTCGGCTAATACGTCCTCGTCGAATAGGTAGCCAAGGGCCGGGTTCGAGTAGGCCCAGCCGTCGCGATCATCGATCTTACAAAAGGCCGGAGCGCTGTACTCGTAAAAGCCAAACGTCTTAGGTGGG